GGTGTTCACGAGTCGCTGAGTCATGGCCGCGACAGCAGCGCCGCCGGTCGGGTTGATGCCGTGGATGACACCGAAGTCCAGAGCGCGGGAGAGTGACGGCTGGATCTGGGACAGGATCTCCTGCACCACGCCGAGCTGGTGGTCCTCGTCAGCCCACTGGACTTCCTCAGTCCACCGAACAGTCTTGTGGAACTTGAACGGGTCCGTGGTCTGGCTCGTCTTCGTGATGGTCGAGGGGCCCTTGTTCGCGCCTTCACCGACGTACTCGGCTTCGCCGATGTTGAAGACGAAAGCCTCGCCCTTGCCGAACTTCATGGGGATCTGGTTGGAGAGGGTGGAGATTACCGAGCCCTGGGAAACCTGCTTGATCCAGGGGTCAAGGATTTCCTTGGGGATGACGAGGTCACCGGTTGTCAAAATAGCCATTGCGCTGAGCCTTTCTAGTCGTTAGCGCTTGCAAAGAGGTTGCGCGTGAACTCCCGCAGGGGGTCATCGCCAACCTTGTCGGGAGTACGTTCCTGCCCAGGAATGACCGGGCCGGATGGTTTGATGAGTTCAGCGAGGACCTTGGCGTGCGCTTCCAGTTCTTCGCGGGTGTTGCCGCGCAGTGCGGACGCTGGCACGCCTTCAGCCGTAGCGACTTCGGATACGAGCGCGGCCCGCTCCTTTTCCGCCTCAAGGGCTTGGAGTTTCGTCGCAAGCTCGGTACGCTCCGAGTCGGCGGCAGTGAACTTTCCCGTCAACTCGTCAAGCGCCGTCTTGTTTTCCTTGCTCCGTTGCTCCCACTTGCGGGCCTCCGCTTTCCAGTCCGGCTCCTGTGCAGGAGGGGCGGGCGTGGCCTCGGGCGCCGGTGCTGGCGTGGGCTGGGGTGCTGCTTCACTCATCTTTTGTTCCTCCCGTGCGGGATAAAACGGCTCCGTGCGGGGCCGGTGGTCTAGTGTTCATGGACCCCGTCCTTGTATTGGTCGGGGTAGAGGCGCCGCAGGGCCGCAGCGATGTCTTTGGGGTCGCCGGAGCCGGAAGCTTCACGGGCCGCAAGGTAGCGGTCGTACATCGCATCGGGGTCGTAGCCTTCGATGTGATGCTGTTCGCGGTCGAATTCCGCGACTATCTGGCAGTCGCAGTCGTCGTGGAAGTCGTCGCCAACACCGCGCCCGAGGTTGCCTGCGGATCGCTCCGTGAAGTAGACGAATCCGCGGGAAGACATCATGTCGCACCAGGCGCACGTCGTGGGCCCGGACGGAACCCGGGCGAACCGTGGCCGCGCCGGATCATGCTCAGCGTTCCGCGCCACCGTTCCCCGGCTCGAGTACAGGACGTGACGCTGCAGCGAGCCTGACAGAACCTTTAGCGCCTGCTCAGGGTTGCCTTTGAATAAGTGGCCCGCAGCGAAACGAACCGAACTGACCATCGCGGCGTCCGGGATCACGTCACCCATCCGGGCAACATAAGCTCCGCCGACCTGCGCGGCCCGGACCTCCTCGTACCACTCAGCAGCCACGACAGCGGCCAGCTCCCCGTACTCACGCACCAGAGTCGGAACAACCTCCAGTAGCGCATCACGCGCCACCTCAGGTCGGGACAAATCCAGACTGCGGAACAGCCGGGCCATGTCCGCCCGGATGAGTTCCACCAGCCGGCCAGTAGCCGACCGCAGTCGTTCTACGTCAGCCCGGGACGTCATTTACGACCTCGCCCTGCACGGCAGGGGCCGCGCCGAGGAGCGCAGCCAGGACGCCGGGCGCGGCAGCCTTCTTCCGCTCATCCACAAACCGGGCGATCTGGTCATCGTTGAACACGGTTTCCAGCAGCACAGTCGAGTTCTTCAGATCCTCGTTAGCGCCAGCCAACTTCACGTAAGCGTCAGCGTTAGCCGACGTCGAACGGAACTCCGGATCAGCGAACGACGCCGACAGCTTCCACGCCTCCGCCGGCGGCTCGGTCAGACCGTCACGGACCATCACCGCGAGCTTTGCGATGTCCTCGACAGCCGTGCCGTGGACGTACTTATTGTGATAGGTCGCATCGATCAGCAAGTCATGCTCAGCAGCCCGGATCGCCTCAGCGCTGGCCGGGTTGTCATGGATGACACCCAGCGAGTTCAATGGGATCCCAGTCTCACCAGAGAACGCCGACGCCACAGTCCGGAGCATGTCCGAGTGTGGCGTCATGGTCGCCTGCTGCAACTGCTTCAACTCCGGCACGTTACCGTCAGCGTCACGAGTCAGCGCGAGCAGCCGGTCCATAGCGAGCTTGAACTTCTTCGACTCACTCAGACCCTCGGTAGCGTCCGCCTCCATGCCCAGAACGGCAAGCTGCGGGGAGCTATAGAACTCCGCGTTGCCTTCCATGCGCACATAAGCGCGGACAGCCATATCGCAGAGCGACATTACCGGGTTCGTGATCCTTGCCCGGCCAAACGGCTTATTCAGCTGCGGGTCATTCGTCAAAGGCCTCGCCAGGGTCCGGCCGATCTTGTTCTCGATCCGCTCGGCGACCCACTTGCCACCATCACGCCTGCATGACAGCACCACATGCGGCAGGTACACAATGAACTCAGTCGGCTTGTCGACGTCCATCGCAGAGATCGTAAGAGCGGAGGCCACCCGACGCCGACGACGGTCCCAGATCGCGGCCGAGGACTCCGCAGAGTGCCCCTGAATCTGAACCGGCGCCTCACCATCCACGCCCTTAGCCACCGTCACCAGCGACATGCCATGCTTATACGCCGAAACGATGCCCTGACCAAGCTCCAACGCGAAATTGTTCGCCGCCAGGATCTCGCCAAGCTCAAACGGATCCTCAGAGCCCGGAAGCCGCAAACCCTCGAACTGCGAGCGCATCGCAGGCTTCCGGACAGCCATCGTCGCCCAACCAAGGTAGAACTTGGCCTGCTTCAGCTGAGGCGGAAGCGTCAGTCCCAGATCCTTGAACGCCTGCTCAGAATCGTGATAGAGCGAGCGCTTCAAGTTCTTGGTTCGGCGGCTATTCCACGTCTCCAGCAACTCCCGAATAGCGGTTATCTCAGCATCTAAGACGCTACCGATCCGCAGGTTGCTTATATCATTGGCGGTCCATTCGCTCACAAGAACCCCGCCTTTCTGCCTGGCCTGCGTTTCGTTGTCTTAGCACCCCAATGGGCTAGCGTGGCCGCGTCTAGCAGGGCCACGCTCTCGCCTTCCGGAGCGGCCCAACCGAAGCCGCCGGTCGTGCCGATCTTCCGCTTCTCAGCCGCCTTGGCCTGCTCATCCAGCATCTTCTGGCCGCGGTGCGTGATTTCCTTGCCGTGTAGCGATGCTTCGAACATCGAATGCGCCGCCACAACCTGATCCGTCGTGGGAGTAATAATGACCGTCGCCGGGACCTTCGCGTCCCTCAAAGCCTGCACCAAATACCCCACGCCGGCCTTCCCATCGACCACGATCTGCGCGGCCCGCTCATGCCGCTCCAGCAGCCACTCAACAAGCCAAGCCGTACCATCGGCCATGGAAGCGATCTTGATGCCCTCAATATGTACCGGACCAACATCCGGGCGGATCGCCGCAGCAAGTCCAACAGCGGAACCATCCACAGCGAACCGCACCGCATACACCCGCCGGCCATCCGTGGGGACATCCGGGCCAGTGATAGCCAGCCCATCCCAGATAGCAGGCTTGATCGCCTTCTTGCTCAGCGCGTCGTCGTCCCAGATGCCATAAGCCTCACGCTTGAAGCTATCCTCCGAGCCCAGCAGTTTCCGCATGCGTTGGATCGCGGCTTCGCTCGTGCGGTGCGGATAGGAAGGGTTCGCCTTAGCCAGTTGCTTGCGGTCCTCCAGGCTTGAGCCCTCATCGGCGGAAAACTCAACATAGAGAGTGTCCGGGTCGCCCTGCAGCGCTGCCTTGCGAACGTTCGTGAAGACCTCGCCTGGGTCCTTCGGCCTAGGCGGCGTGCCCATCATGAACACAAGCCCATTAGGTGCCGCGTTCGTCGCCGGCACCATGTCGGACATGGCATCCTCAGTCAGGATCTGCGCCTCATCCAGCACTAGAATGTCGACCTTGTCGAAGCCGCGGCCGAAACCGGACTCGCGGGCGCCGAACAAGATGCGGGAGCCGTTCTTGAAGGTGATCTCCTGCTCGCCATTCGCCGCCCGGACATTCTCGATATACGGAGCGATCTTCGGCTTGCTGGTCATGCTCTGCATCTTTTTGAACGTCTCGTTATGCGTCCTAGTGCGGTGCGCCGTCCAGATGACCGTCAGATTCGGGAAAATCGTGCACAGAGCGAAAACGATGGCCGCGATCAGATATGTCTTGCCTACCTGGCGGGGGATACTTAGAACCACCCCGCCAATCCCGGCGGCGTAAAGACCAGAAGCCCGCTTAGCGAGCGCCAAACGCGCAACGCCGTCCTGCCATAAATCAAGCGGCATCCCCATGGCCTTCGCACGGTCGCGCACCGGAGGGAATCCGGTCGAAACGATCCCCTCGGGTCGGCAAATATGCCGAGCAACCTCAGATAGCTTCTTCTGACCACTCTTCATCTGCGGAGATGTCACCCTGCGCGGCCTCCTCAGACTTCTGACGCCTCAAGGCCTCAATCTCGCGGCTCAGCTCAATCTGCCGGCGAGACAGCGCAGCGAGGTCGCGAGGGGACGTGTTCTCATTGTCCAAAGCGCGGGCAATGACGCGGCGAATTTGGATCAACTCGGCAATGCGATCACCAGATTCGGCCGCCTCGGAAACAGTCTTAGGCTCCTTGGGTTCAACCTTTTCGTCGGGCCCAACAGCGCGGAGTGGACGCTTAGCCATGGCCGCACCTCCTATGGGGGTGTGTGGAAAAAAGGTGGGGAGAGATCGCT